TGCGGCCGTTCGCCGAGTGATTCGGGTGACGGTTGGGCGTGACGGGTGCGCTGGGGCGTGACACGTTCACCACCCGCTCTCGGTGTCGTCTTCGGTCTGGTTGAGGCGGATTCCGTCGAAGAACCGGAAGCGGCTGGTGCGGCTCGACTGGACGTTGTGCGGGGGCTTCTGGAGGGTGGCCGCGAACTTCTTCGCGGAGACGGCCTCTTCGCCTTCCTGCTGGCACCAGCGCTCGTACGCGGTGCGCAGGGTGGCGCTGGGGACCTGCATGGTCTGGGTGCCAGGGGCGCCGAGGGTGCACATGTCGGCGATGAACCGGGCGATGGTGTCCTGGTCGCCCTGGTACTCCTCCGTCGCGGCCTGGACCGAGTCGGGGGTGGTGATGCCGTGCTGGGCGTAGTCGGCGGCGCCCCGGATGAGCCAGGCGAGGATGGCCGGGGCTTCGTGGTCGACGAGGTGCTCTTCGAGGTGGGTGTCGCGGAGGTGCTCGGGGACGGTGTGGAGGAAGGGCACGAGGCGCAGGCGGCGCCAGAAGGCGGGGCCGCCGGTGCGTACGGCGGGCTTGTGGTTGCCGAGGAGCCACAGGGTGTGGGTGGGGGCGAAGGAGAAGAAGTCCTGGCGCATGAAGCGGCCGGTGATGATGTCGCGGCCGGTGAACAGCTTGATCCTGGCCTCGGCGAAGCGCTGGCCGTCGTCGAGTTCGGAGGCGACGACCATGCGGGCGCCGGCGAGCCGGGCGATCTCGGTGGGGTGCGAGTTCTGCGAGGAGGCGAGGAGCATCTCGGAAGGTGCGGAGATGGCGTATCCGGTCTCGCCGATGCCGATGATGCGCATGACGGTGTCGGCGAGGGTGGACTTGCCGTTGGCGCCGTCGCCGAACGCGAAGGGGAGGATCTGCTCCAGGACGGTGCCGATGAGGGAGACGCCGAGGAGCCGCTGGACGTAGGTGATGAGCGCGGGGTCGCTGTTGAAGGTGTCGTTGAGGAAGGCCTGCCAGCGTTCGGCGGGCTTTTCGAAGTCGGGGCCGACGGTGGTGGTGCGGGTGTGGAGCGCCGCGGGGTCGGGGGTGGAGAGCTTGCCGGTGCGCAGGTCGACGACTCCGTCGGGGGTGTTGAGCTCCCAGGGGTTGGCGTCGAGGGTGGCGAGCGGCGCGACGATGCGGGGGTCGGTGCGGGCGACTTTGACCATGGCTTCGAGGCCGCGTGCCGAGAGGGAGCGGAGCCGGTGTTGGGCTTCGCCTTCGCCGTCGGGGAGTGCGCGGGCGATGTCGCGGGCCAGCTCGTAGACGGAGCCGGTGTCGTCCCATGTCCAGCGGTGTCCGTCCCAGATGAGCCAGCTGCGCTGGGGCACGAAGCGGATGCGCGCCTCGTGCTCGTCGACGAGGCGGAGTGCGTTGCCGTCGTCGGTGCGGGTGTAGGTGCCGGGGCCGGCCTGGCTGGCGGTGGGGTGTTCGTGGACGTTGAGCGCGGCGGTGCCGTCGAACGCGGGCTGCTCGCGGGCCGGGACGGAGGTGAGGTGTCGTACGGGCTCGGGCGCAGGCTCGCCGTAGCCGAGGCGGCGCAGCTCGCGGGCGGCCGCGGTGTGGTCTCCACCGTGGTTGAGGAGGGCGTACGCGCCGAACTTGGTGTACGGGCGCTCCGCGTCGAACTCCGTGGAGGTGGTGAAGACGTAGAGCCGGTCGCGGTCGGCGGCGCGGCCGGTGGTGGCGGAGGGTCCGGGGTCGGTTTTGCCGGGGCGCCGCCAGTAGGAGGTGGTGCCGATGGTGCGCAGCAGGGTCCAGCCGTGCGGGGCGAGGATCTCGGGCCAGGTGGTGCGCTGCTCGTAGTCGTCGCCGGGCTTGAGCCCGCTGGCGTCGTGGTGGTCGCCGGAGAAGAGGAACGCGGCGGCGGCGTCGAGCGGTTCGCCGGGCTTCTGGCCTGCTGCGATGTGGGGCGGTTCTACTTTTGCAACATCATCGGAGGGGATCGCGTCGAGCATGCGGGCGATCGCGTGCAGCGCCTGGTGCTCGTCGGTGGTGATCGTGGCCATCGAGGCCGGGCCGCCGGCGAGGAGTTCGTACGGTCGGCCCGTGGGGTGGACGGCGCCGTGTGAGGGCGCGGTGACGAAGAAGCCACCCTCACCACGGGTCTCGATCCAGCCGCGCAGGATCTTCTTGTTCGGGTGGCGCTCCAGCAGCTCCCGCTCGTCCTCGGTGTACTCGTCCTCGCGGGCGAGCCGGGAGGCGAGCTTGGTGTTCCCAGGGACGGCCGCGCCGACCACGCGGTACATGAGGTGGAGGCCGCCGGAGGGGGAGCGTACGAGCCAGCCGGTGGCGATGCGCGTCCACAGTTCGGCGAGGCCGGAGGCTTCGAGGATCTCGGCGAACTCCTGGAGGACGCCTTCGTCGAGGGCGCGGCCTTCGAGCTCCAGGAGCTCCAGGCCGCCGGAGACGGCGCCGGCCACAACCCCGATGCCGGGGTGCCCCTCGGCGAACCAGCGCGTGAGCAGCTGCTCGTCGGCGCGCTCGCTCTGGTAGAGCTTCCAGGCGCCGCGCGGATGCTTGGTGCCGTCGACACGGACGGAGACGACGGAGCACCCGGCGGCGTTCAGCGCGAGGGCCGCGGTCAGCGTGTCCGGCGGCGGGATGCTCAACTGGTTCTCCTTGGTGCTGTTCGGGTGGTGCCGGCCGCCGCCGCGCGGGAGGCTGCGGCGGCGGCCGGGCTGGTGGGCGGGATCAGAACTGCGGGACGTCCCCGGCGGCGGCCGCGGGCTGTGCGGCCTGGTGCTGCGCGAGGAGCGCGGCGGTGGCCGGGTTGGCGAGGGCGGCGGCGAGCTGTTCCGGGCTCAGGCCGGGGACGGCGATCGGCGCGGCGGCCGGGGCCGTGTACTGCTGGGGAGCGGGCGGCGTGTACTGCGGCTGCGTGGGCGCGGCGTACTGCTGCGGTGCCGGGTCGGGGGTGTTGAGTTCCGCGATGGCCGCGGCGGTGTACTGCGCGGAGAACTGCTTCGGCGGGTCGAATGCGGGGTTGGTCTTCTGCCCGTCGTGGGTGTAGGTCACGGTGAGGAAGCCGCCGACCTCCAGGCCCCTGGCCCCGGTTGCGCGGACCGCGTCGGCGATCGAGTTCTTCATCGCGCCCTTGACGAAGATCCGGCGGCGGCCGTCGTCGTCTTCGAGGGACGGATCGCGCTGGTCGGTCTGGACGGTGACGACGAGCTGCATCATCTTGCCGCCGTCCTTCCAGAACTTGAGCGAGCCGTCCTTGATGTCGCGCTGCTGCTCGACGACGGGCCGTTCGGTGATCCGGCCGCTGACGGAGGCGCCGATGGCCGGGAACTTGGCCGTGGGGGCGCCCCCGCCGCCCATGAGGAACTGGTCGGCGGTCGGGTCCTGCTGCTGCGGAGTGGTCATCTGCTAACTGCTTTCTGCTTGGTTGCTTGGGTGGTTCACGCCGACTGCGGTTGAGCGGCGGGTCTGTGGGGTCAGGCGATGAGTGCCTGGAGGGAGGCGCCGGCGTTCGCCGAGGGGGTGCCGGGGCAGCCCTGGGCGAGGTCGGTGCTGCCGGGCTTGAGGAAGGCGCAGAACCGGCAGTTCGGCTTCTCCGGGGTGGGGATCTGGTGCCAGCGCTCCGCGTTGGCCTCCGGGTCGAGCTCCATGACGCGGTCGCGGATGCGGTCGAGCCGGGCGAGCGCGTCGAGCGCCACCTGGCGGTCGTAGGGCTCGGACCAGACGTGCACTTTGAGTTCGTGGTGCCGGCCGACGAAGACGACGACGACGCGCTTCGGTGCTTGGCCGGCGTTCTCCTGGCCGAGGCCGTAGAGGTGGGCTTGGATGCGGTATTTCTCGCCGGGGCCCTGCCGCCGGTACTTGTCGTGGGAGCTGACGCCGACAAGCTTCCAGTCGTAGTTCAGCGCGGTGAGCCGGTCGAAGAGGTCCGCGCTCCCGCCGAGGTTCGCGGCCTCGGTGTAGCCCTCGCGGACGGTGACGCGCTCTTCAATGCGGTACCTGGGGCCGTCGCCGATGTCGCTCTGTCGGTCTTCGAACTTCTCGGCCATCCACATGTGGAAGCCGGTGCCGATGATCGCGGCGATGGGGTCGCGGTTGTCGTTGCTCTCGGGCCAGTCGAGCATCTTGTACGAGAGCTGGCGTTCGCACGGCTCGCCGACCTCGCTCGGGCCGATGGCCTTCTGCTGGCTGCGGGCGCTGTTGGTGTCCGCGTCGATGATGAACTGGCCGATGCGCTCGGCCAGGACCTGGCTGTACTCGTCGTTTCCGGTGGCGATCACGCGTTGGCCTCCTGGCTGGGTGTGTGGGCGCGGCAGGTGGCGCAGGTGTGGGAGCCGTCCGCGTGCTGGTCGCCCCAGCGCTGGCCGGTGCATTCGCCGCACCAGCCGAGGCCTTCGCCGGTGATGGCCGGCAGCCCGTCGAGGAGCAGGGATAGCCCGGTCCGTCCGGGCACGGTGCGGGGCGGCCAGTGGCGGGCGACGAAGATCAGGCCCATCACGCTGAACGTGAGGATGCTGGCGCCGATCTGGCCCGGCTCGGAGGTGATGGCGGCGATCACGGGGCAGTCCCCCTGCGGCGTGCGGCTCGGGTCGTGCGGCCCGTGCGGTGGAAGTAGTCGTGGATGTAGAGCCGGTTGGCTTCCGTGGACTCCTGGCAGGCGGGGAGGTTCCTGGTGCGCTGGTGCCACTGGTAGCCGCGCCGGTCGCCGGTGCAGCACCCGGAAGCAGAGCGAGGCTCGGGCTCCGATGCAGCCTCCGGCTCGGGCTGGACGGTGCGCAGGGCGCGGAGTTCGGCGAGGGCTTCGGCGTAGAGGTCGGCCATCACTCGCCGCCCTTGGCGCAGTCGCAGCCGCAGCACTGGCCGCAGTCCTGGCACAGGTCCATTTCGCAGTGGCCGCAGCGGAACTTGCGGTGTGGCATGCAGGTGCACTCGTCGGGGTTGGCGGGCTGGGTGGACTCGCCCTCGCGGGTGCCCTTCCCGGCGGCGACACGGCGCAGCAGCGCACCCATGGCGTGTACGGCGGTGTGCTGCAACTCGGATTCGTGGTCGAGGGCGCCGTGGCGGGCGTTCTCGGCGTCGTCGAGGCGGTGCTGCTCGGCCTCGATCAGATCGGCGGCCTCGTTGAGCACCTCGTTGCGGGTGACGACCCCGCGCATGTTGTCCGGGCGGACCGCGCCGCGCATGAGCTTGGACGCCATCGCGTGAACGGCGTCGGCCTGCGCCTGGCGCTGCTTACCGCCTGCCGCCCGGAACTCCTTGGCCTTCTTGCCGAGCCACGCCACGATCTCCGTGTCGCGCTCGCCGAGGATCGTCCGGGCGATGTCATCAGGTCCGGCGTCGAGGGCGTAGTGCGCGTCGAGGAAGCCGGTGTCGGTGTAGCCGACCAGGTGGGTGAGCTTGTCGAGGGCGGTCACGCTGCACCACCGGCCTGCTGCCTGCGGGCCTGGCGTTGCTGCCGGATGCGATCCGCGCGCTTCGCGTAGTACGCGTTGTAGTAGTCGCGCTTGGCGGCCAGGCAGCCATCACACGCGGGCTCACGAAGGCGGCGGTGGTGCTGGTACCCGGAGTAGGTGCCGCAGTCGATGCCCAGCTTTCGGGGCTCCTTGGGGCCTCGGCCGTATGCGGTGTTGGCGGCGCGTGACGCGTCGCAGGGCGGTGTGCCGGTTCGGAGGTGGCGCTGGTATCCGGTGCGGTCTCCGGCGCAGCAGCCTGTGATGGTCGTGGCCGGTTCGGAGGCGGGTGCCGGGATCGTTGAGGCGCTGGGGATGCTGCGGATGTCGGCGAGGGCTTGGGCGTACAGGTCGGGGTCGATGCGGGTGCTCATGCGGCACCTCGCTGCCCCGGCACAGCCACGACCTGGCCAGCGGCCATCAGCGCCGCCGCCAGCTCCCGCACCGTCTTCCCGTACAGCACGTGCTCCGCGCCGCCGAGCGTGTCGATGAACTTCTGGACGGCCTCGTCCCGCTCGTGCTCAGCACGGGAGTCGTCGTTGCCCCGGCCCCGCTCGAAGGAGACGGCGGAGTCGAGCTTCGCGATTTCGATGAGGTCGTCGCCGACCTCTTCGGTGGCCTCGATGAAGTCGCTCGCGAGTTGGCGGATGAGGTGGCCGAAGAGGTGGGACACGTCGACCTCGACGCCGAGGGCGCGGTGCCGGCGGACGACGATGCGCTGCGGGCCTTCGATAGCCGCGATGAGCCGGGGGCGGCGGGGGCGGGTGAAGCGGAGGAAGAAGCGACGGATGTTCATCGGTCCCCGTTCGTGGTGGTGCGGGCGGAGCGGCGGGCGTGTGCGCGGCCCAGCTCGGCCATGAAGATCACGGTCACGACGGCCGTAGCGACCTGCTCAGCGAGCACGTGCGGAAGGTCCGGCGGCAGGTGATTGATCAGGTACGCGTCGGCGGCCAGCAGGCCCAGCGCGATGGCGACAGCAGCGGCGACGATCACCGGTCCTCACCCCCGCCGTGCAGCCACGAGCCGATGACCAGCCACGCCAGATACGCGGCGGACACGAGGAACGGGACGGTCGTCAGGTACCAGGGGTTCACGACACACCCCCAGGCAGATCCCGGGCCACGCGGTACGAGTGATGCAGCGGCGAATCGTGCGGGTCCTCGGTCACCATCTGCGCCAGCGCGCGGCGCGTGACCCGACTCGGCGGCAGGTCGAGAATCGCCGGATGGGAGGCGGCTTCCAGCTCGGCGACCCGCTCACGCAGTTCGTTGCGCTCGGCCAGGATCGAATCGCACGCCCGGGTCATCCCACCCAAGGCGAACTCGCCCGCACGCTGAGCCGTGGTCACGTCCGCCAGCGCCGCGTTCGTCGACGCACGCTCCGACCGCAACTGCTCCAGCTCGGCCGCCGACTCCGGCGACTGCAACAGGCCAGCCGACTCGACCGCGATCGCGATGCCCATCGGCGTCTGCTTGCCGTTCTCCTGCGCCCGGCAGATCACACCCGCCAGCGCATTCAGCGCACGGGCGTTCACGCGGCAACCTCGGCGGGCACGTCCGGGGTCAGCGACCACGCGTTGACCTTCACGCCGTCGATCTCGACGTCCACGTACTCGTGCGTCCAGCCCTCACGCTCGTTGTGGTTGGGCACCGCCGTGACCTCGACACCACGCGCCGCCGCGAACTCCCGCACACGGTCCGGCTGGTAGTGGAAGTAGAAGACGATCCTGTAGTCGGTCGTCCCCACGATGTTGTCCAGCGTCACGCTGGACGGCAGCACCGGCAGCGAGCTGGCGACGGTCTCAGCCGTCGCGAACGCGTGCATCAGGGCGTCGAACGGGGAGGTCTGGGGCTCCAGCTCGGTGGCGGAGTCGGTAATCTGGGTGCTCACGAGGAGCCTCGCTTTCTGGATGGTGAGGTGATGCGTGAGGGGCCTGTTCCGGGTGCGACCGGGGCGGGCCCGAAGTACGTCAGGGGTCAGGCGGCGGCCGGTGCGCGGCGAGGCGTTTTCGCCTGCGAGCGGCGCGGGCGCGGCACGTGCGCCGTGGGGTCCAGGTCGCGGTTGGAGCGGGAGTCGGTCGCCGCGCCGGCGGCCAGCCAGCGGTCCAGCTCGGCGACGTAGTAGAGGATTCGGCCGTCGCGCTCGAAGGAGTCGGGCCCCTTGCGGCGGTGGCGGAGGATCTTCATCGCGTTCGGCGATCGGCGTACGTAGGCCGCCGCTTCCTTGGTGGTCATGACCGGCGAATCACGGTGGGGGGATGTCGTGCCCATCGGTCTCCTCCTCGTCTGTGTGGGCGATCTCGTTGATCGCGGCCCTGGCGGTGCGTGCCCTGCGGAGTTCGAGGGCGATGCGTCTGAGCACGTCAGGGCTTGGGTTGGCTTTGTGGTCTCGTTCGATCCGAGAGAGCCAGGACGGGGAGACGCCGATCAGGTCTGCGAAGTCGCGCAGGCCGTAGCCGCTTTCCTCGCGCTGGCGCCGGATCTGCATTCCCCGCGCTTGCACATTGGCAACGATAGGCAATGAGATCGGAAACCACAAGACACTGACGGAAACCAATCAGCAACCAGCCTCCCACCTGCGGAAATGTCCGGGAGGCAACTGTGTTGACGGCGCGTCGCCGTGCGATGCTGTTTCCTGTCGTTGCTTACGGTTGCCTAAGTTCGTGGAGGATTTTCGATGGGGCAGCAGTGGTCCCACCTCGGCGCCGTGATCCGGCAGCACCGCCGCAGGCGCGGGTGGAATCAGGCCGAACTGGCCACGCGCGCAGGCCTGTCGGCCCGAACCGTCGGCAACTACGAACGCGGCCGCGAGCCCGAGACGGCACCGATCGTGCCGGACGGCTACTTCGACATCGCCGACGTCCTGGGCTGGACGCGCGCGAGCATCGAACTGGTGCTCGCAGGTGGGGATCCGGAGTTGCGACTCCCGGACGAGCAGGAGCGCAACCTCCGGGAGCTGCGGGACCTGGCGTCCGCCGTGTTCGAGTTCACCGACGCGGCCCGCGACGCCGGCGCCCCGGATGATCTGGTGTCCAAGGCCAGGCTGGCGACGAGTGAGTTGCTCGGGTGGGTGGCGCACCATCGGGTGGCGCTGTCGCCGCGTTCCACGGGTGAGGGCATCGACCCAGACGACTTGGACGTCATTGAAGGCGAAGCAGGCAGCGACAAGTAGATATTTGCAAGGGTGAAATTCGGCCACTTGCTGACGTCGCCGCAACCACAACGAGCCCGCGTCTAGCAGGACTTACCTGCGGTCACATGTGTTTAGGGCTGTAAACGGCGCGAAACGCGTGGCAACACGCGATGACCGTTTCCTTTCGTTGCGTAGTCACAGGGTGTACAAATGGTCATCCAAACGGCGTGCCGCCCACTCGTCCATTTGAGACATGGGGGGTGGCATGCCCTACGACCCAACGCGCGCCTGCGTGGACTTGGGTATACCCATCAAGAAGGCGTGGTTGCGCGGGACCTGGGGTGTTTGGGTACCGGCGAAGCGCATGATCATCATCGCGCAGGACCTGACCTCGCTGCAGGAACGTTCCACCGTGGCGCACCACTTGGAGCACGCACTCGCGGGAGATGAGACCGGCTGCGGCACCGGTCCTTACGCGGACGCCGCACGTGGCGGCTTCTCGCTCGCCACGATTCTCCAGGACCGCCGCGCCGACCGCCGCGCCGCTCGTAAGCTGCTGCCGGCCACAGCGCTTCGGGAGACGCCGACGGGCATGGAGCTCGCAGACGCAGCCGAACACCTTGCCGTCACTGAGCACATGCTGCGCGTTCGTATGGCCGATCTATCCGGGGAGGGGTCGTTGTGGCTGCCGGCAACATCGAAGATCGCTGGCTGACGAAGCGGAGGAACCCGCGGACGGGCAGGCGGGAGCGCACAGAGCGGTACGGCACGGGGAAGCGGTACCGGGTCAAGGACATCCCCGGTGTGCGGGACCGGTCGTTCGAGGCCCTGGAGGACGCGAAGGCCTGGCTCAAGCGCTCCACCACGGACTCGGAGCGCGGCGAGTTCTACGACCCGCGGGACGGGCGGACAACGCTGCGGGAGTACGTGGAAGGGACGTGGTGGCCGACCCTGCGGAAGGCTCCCTCGACGAAGGAGAGCATGGGGCACCGGATCTTCGGCCACATCCTTCCGCACATGGGCGACAAGCCGCTGAACCGCATCGGGCCAGAGGAGATCCAGTGGTGGCTCAAGCAAGTCGAGCAGGACCTTGACGTCAACACGGTGCGTACCGTGTGGCGTCACTTCTCCAGCATCCTGCAAGCCGCGCACAAGGCGAAGCGCATCCCGGCCAATCCCTTCCGTGACCCGGACGTGACGGCGCCGGCGCGGCCGAAGTCGAAGGCGAAGGCGTGGCCGCAAGATCAGGTGGTAGCTGTACGCGAGAATCTGACGGCTCGATACCGCATCCTGCTGGACCTGGCTGTCGGCGCCGGCCTGCGTCAGGGCGAGGCGTTCGGGTTCAGCGCTGACGATGTCGACGGGGATGTCCTGCACATCGTGCGGCAGGTCGTCGTCATCGGGGGGAAGCTGGCGTTCGCGCCGCCGAAGGGCAACAAGGAGCGGGACGCACCGTGCGCGCCGGAGCTGGCCGCTCGCGTCCGGGCGCACGCCCAGGAGTTCCCCTCGGTCGAGGTGACGCTTCCGTGGGTGGACCCGGACCGGCCGAACCTCCTGTGGGAGGAGCGGCCGAAGAAGACGGTGCGGCTGCTGACGACGTCTCCGCGTACGGGCGGCATCGGCGGCGGTGCGATCAACCGCATGACGTTCGACGAGAAGCAGTGGAAGCCGGCACTCGCGCGGGCCGGGGTGATCCCGGCCCCTGTCGTCAGCATGGTGCAGGGCAAGGGTGTGCGGCCGTGGCGGCGGGTGGAGTGGGACTGCCCTCGGGAGGACGGATTCCACGTGCTGCGGCATACGTTTGCGTCGGTGGTGTTGCAGGCGGGCGAGACGATTGCGAAACTGGCCGAGTGGCTGGGGCACTCCGATCCGGCCTTCACGCTGCGGACGTACATCCACTTCCTGCCGGAGGCGGGGAACCGGGGGCTGGTCGCGATCGGCCGGTGGCTGTCCGGCGGTGAGGCTCCGGTGGAGGAGCCCGAGGCTCTCCTCTTGCTCCCCGGCTGACGAAACTCCCCAGATTCTCCCCAGGGCCCCTCTGGATCTTCTCCAGAGGGGCCCTTTCGCTGGTCAAAGGCGTAGAGGGCAGACGAGTCGAGCTGTACGCCGGGTTCTGTCACGTCGCGTTTTCCGCCTGCGGAGACGGGGGATGACTTCCCTCTGACCTGGGCCTTCGCGTTCCTGGTGGTTTCACGTGGTGTCCACTGGTTTCATGCCCGCACTCCCCCAGGACTCCCCAAGGTTTCTGCGGGTTTCTAAGTACTGACCGGCGTCGATAGACGACCGCCCCGCCCAACGGAGCGTTGGGCGGGGCGGTGTCTGACCCGGGCCGAGCGTGCCGCCCAGCAGGCCACGGCCTAGGTCGCTATGGGGGTCTGGGTGGAATACCCAGCGGGGAGGAATGCGTGCACGGCTGGAGGAAGGTTCACTCAATCGTGTGAACGCATGTTCGATAAGCGCACATGGATCCTAACCCGGCGGCGTGGGCCGCCGAGCTCCAGGTGCATGTCATGCGCATATATCTACCGCGCCCAGGGCCCTTCTCGGAAGAGCGCCCCACCCAATAACGCGACGGGCGACCGTTTGGGTACTGACCCTGTGATCTTCCCCGCTCAGCGTGTGTCGGGTGCCGACCCGCCGCAACCCGTACCCCGACTGGATCGCGCCGCGCCGCCGAGCCCTCGGCCACCGCATCGCCGCCCTACGCGAGGCCGCCAAGATGTCCCAGGACCAGCTCGCCGTGCGCGCAGGCATCGACCGGCGCAGCGTCCAGCGGTACGAGGCTGCTGTCCGTACGCCGCGCATCACGGACCTGTGGCTCATCGCCGAGGCGCTCGGGGTGTCCGTCACCGAGCTGCTCGGGGAGTAGGCACCGTCCGCGCATCCGGGGCGCCGGGATGCGCGGACGGCTTAGGCCACCCGCCTCGGGGGTGGGCAGGGGGCCCGCTTGTGGAGCCGAGCGCGTCAGCCGCGCCGGCAACAGCCAGCAGGAGGGCAATCACGGCCAGGAACCCGCTGCACGTCGGCTGGGCCAGTGTGGTCGCGCAGCCGCTACGCATCGGCGGCCTTCCGGGGAGGCACGGCCGTGGCGCACGTCGGCGCGCACCCCCACAGCTCGGCCTTGCGCCGGTGGATGCCCTCGCCGACCTCGACCTCGCCGAGCGGCCGGGTCTCGCGCAGCGGCGTCATGTCGCGGCGGCAGAGGCCGCATTGGATCTGTGAGATCTGGCCGGGCCACAGCTCCGACGCGACGACGAGCTTGAGCTCGGGCACCGCAGGGGCGGTCACAGGCTGACCTTGAATAGCGCGGCCATCGTGCTCGGCTGCAGCGGTTCCCGGTCGTCCTGGCCGTCCGCGGTGGCCGTCCAGCCGCCCGCCATGGTGACTCGGTTCCTCAGCCTTGTACGGCCCTCGGGGTAGCGGGACAGCCGGTCCCATTCGCGGACGAGGCACACCATCTCGACGCCGACGGCCCGGTTGTTGTGCAGGTAGTTGCACAGGCGGTCAAAGGCCGGGCGCTCGGTGGCGGAGAGGGCGTCGTCACCGATGTCCACGAACAGCCCGCCGAGGACCCAGCCGCGGCGGCGGGCGTATGCCTGTGCGGCTTCTATGCGGGCGGTGAGGGCGTCGCGGTTGGGGCTGGCGTGCCGGTCGTAGATGAAGGCGATCGGCCTTGCGTTCGTTTCGTCCGCCATGGCAGAGCCCCCGGCGTAGTCGTCTGATCAGGTACGGAATCAGAGTGACGACGCCGGGGGCCGCGAACTTTCACACTTCGGTGAAACCGTCAGAGGCCGATCCATGCCGCCATGTGGTTCAGGGTGTCCGGGGTGCGGCGGGCCGTGTGTACCAAGCCTTTGATGGTCTCGCGCGCGCCCGGGTGGTAGCGGGTCTGCTGCGGGGCGAGTTTGCGGGCAGTGAGCAGTGAGCCCAGCGCGTCGTCGGCGCGGCCGGTCTCCATCTCCGAGCGGGCCCGGTCGACGTAGAAGTGAGCACGGCGGGACATGGCCCACCCGTTGGGGAGCCTGACCTTCGTGGCTTTCTCCAGCGCCGCGCCGTAGTGGCGCATCTCCACATCGGCGGACATGGCGTGCGCGGCCACGTTCGCCGGACCGAAGCTGAGCCAGTGGACGTGCCCGGCGTCGCCCGTGCGCTTGGCGTAGCCCTTCGCCTCGATGAGGTGCTCCTTCACGCCGGCCTTGTCGCGGGCCCGGGCGGCGATGACTGTGGCCCCTAGGTGCAGTTGCCCGGCGACTGCCATCGACTCCAGGGTCTCCTCGGCCTGGCCGACCAGCCCGTGCCCTGCTCCGATGAGCCGCAATCCGATGGTGTGCTCGCCCTCGCGGAAGTACACCAGGGCGCGCATGTACTGGCGGACGGCAGCGAGCAGCGGGTCGGAGGCGCGTTGGGCGGCCCAGTCCATGCGGTCCAGGGCGATGGTGGACAGGTCGTAGAAGCCCAGCTTGACGGACACGTCGTGCGCGGTGCGATACGTCGACCCGAGGGCCGCCCACAGCTCGGTGGACGGAGCTCGGTGGGCGGCGGTGACCAGCTCGGCGATAAGGCGCGGCAGCGTGCCTGCGGCCTTGTTGAGCTCGGTCGCGCGGACCTGGCGGCACAGTTCGTTGGCCGCCACGGCGAGTTCAGCGGGAGTGCGGGTGTGGAGGTCCGGATCGGGCCCGAGGTCGTACAGGTCGAGCGCTTCGCGGATGGGGCGGATGAGGCCGTCGAGGCGGTCTTGTTGGAGCTCGGTCACGTAGGGCTGTCCTGTCAGGGCGGTGACGTCGATGTGGAGTGCCTTGGCGACGGCTGCGGTGAGGTCTGGGCTGGCGCTCTTGTGTCCGGACTCGACCTGCGTGAGGAGGCTGTACGAGTACGGGATTCTTTGCGCGAGGCCGCGTTGGGTGAGCCCGGCTAGTTTTCGTTGGTTCGCGATGCGGGCGCCGGTGTGTTCGTCGTCCAGTGTGGGCATACTGGTCTCCGTTCCTGACTCGTCATCTGGAACGGTACCCGCGCCGCCCGGTGCTGGACCCTGGATCGCCCCCGCTGCCGCCCGGCCGGGGGCGATCTGCTTGTGGTGGGATGGCGGGCATGACGAGTCGCGTGCTGTACCTGCTGGCCTCCGCCGCCCCGCCGGTGTTCCACGTCGCCGAGCCGATCCGTGCCGCGCAGGCCGCCGGGTGGGACGTGTGCCTCGGGCTGACGCCGACGGCGGCCCGCTGGCTGGAGGGCGACCTGCCCGCGCTGAAGGAGCTGACCGGGCACCCGGTGCGGTCGCGGTACAAGGCGCCGGGTGAGCCGGACGTGTGGCCGCCCTGCGATGTGGCGGTGGTCGCGCCGGCCACGTTCAACACGGTGAACTCCTGGGCGCTCGGGCTGACGAGCAACTTCATCGTTGGGTTCGTGGCGGAGGCGATCGGTAAGAGGATCCCGCTGGTGGCCATGCCGTGCGTCAACGCAGCCTTCGTGCAGCACCCGCAGTTCGACCAGTCCATCGAGACGCTGCGCAGTGCTGGCGTGACGGTGCTGTACGGCGAGGGCGGTTTCGTCCCGAACCGGCCTGGGGAGGGCAAGCCGGAGGCGTACCCCTGGCACCTTGCGTTGAAGGCCGCCATCGGGGTAGAGCGACCCGGCGAGTGATGCTCTGTCACATTCTGGTCACCATGCCCCAAGGGTGCCGGTGTGCGCCGCTACGGTGAGCGCTCCAACAGGCACACCATGGGGGGACCATGTACCCGCGCACCATCGCCGCCGTCCTGCTCGCCGGATCGCTCGCCCTCCCGGGATGCAGCTCCAGCAGCAGTGACACCTCCAGCAACACCCCGAAGGCCGCCGCCAGCCAGGCGCCGATGACCGCGGCGACCATCACCACGGGGCTCGCCGAGCACATCCCGACCGTGAAGACGGTGGCGGTCTACACCGAGGCCACCGACACCAACAAGCGGATGGGCCGCCCCCACCAGTACCTCTCCAAGACGGCGTTCGCCGACTCCCGCATCCCGCTGGCCGAGGCCAAGAAGGACTCGGGCGGCCGGAAGGACGCCATCAGCTACGGCGGGACCGTCGAAGTCTTCGCCACGGCGGCGGACGCGAAGGCCTGGGCGGACAGCATCGACGCGGCGATGTCGAAGCTCACCGCGCTGATCACCCCGGACTACATCTACCGGTCCGGGCGGGTCGTGATCCGGGCGTCGAACGACCTGACACCGTCGCAGGCGAAGGAGTACGAGACGGCGCTCGGCAAGCTGGTTGGCTGACCCGGGACATGACGAAAGCGCCCCCGCCGCCGGCCGAAGCCGGGACGGGGGCGCAGTGCTGTGCGAGGGTCAGGCGGGCCTGGTCCTGCGGGTCCTGAGCTGGAACGGCAACTCCGGGTGTGTGTAGACCTTGCGGTCGCCGGAGCCCTGGTGGACGAGGGCGATGGTCGCCTTGCCGTTTCCGTCGATGTGGCGGGCCGCGATCTTGAAGACGGGCGGGCTCGTGATGGTGTTGAAGCTGGTGCTCGGGTAGATGACCGGGTTGCCCTGCGGGAGGGGCGTGCTTGTTCCGGTGCCTGCGTAGGTGTCGATGGCCCCGGTGTTGTCCAGCAGGGCCCAGTCCAGCCACTGGCTACCCGTGCCGCCCAACAGGACATTGCCCAGGGGCTCGAACCAGTCCCCGACCTGAGCCGCGAAGGAGTCCTGGAGCTTGGTCCCAGGGAGGCTTTGGACGACGGTCCAGGCGGCCGCAGTGGGCAGGATCGTTAGGGCCGGGTCGTCGATGACGATGATGCCGTCGCTATATGCGACATTGCTCCCCGGGGTACCTGCAGCTCCCTGCGGGCCGGTAGCTCCCGTGGCGCCGGTCGCTCCGGCAGCGCCCGCCGGGCCAGTTGCGCCGGTAGGGCCTGCCGGTCCGGTGGGTCCGGTTGAGCCTGCCACGGGCAGGTAGGTGAGGGCTCCGGGCTGGGCGACGACGAGCTGCGTCACGTCCAGCGGTGTGCCGTCCCCGATCGGCAGTGCGAAGTACCGCGTACGGACCGGCTCGGTGCCGATCGTCTCCGTCAGCCGCCACAGCCTGCCCGTGGTCGGGTTGACGCCAGCCGCGTCGGTCGTCGGCAGCGCCACGGAGAACGCGCCGACGGCGAGGGTGACCGCGCCTGTGCCGCCCTTGAGGACTTCGTGGCCGGTGTTGTCGTGCCACACCCCGGGGTACGGGTCCAGCTCCACCGTGCCCGTTTCGAGCTGCTGGGTGGCCAGGTTGCGGTACAGGCCGGTGACCGTGCGGGTCGGCAGCGTCATCCCGGGGCCCTCCTACTCGTCGTCGGGCGCGATCCGCGCTGTCCGCTCGTCTACTCGGTTGATCGCGTCGCGCATGCTGGAGCCGCCGTTGGGCCGGACCTCGTGCGCCACGGTGGAGAGCTGCTGCTCGATGGTGCCCAGCCGTTCCATCACGCCCTGACGGGCAGGGACCCCCGGGCGCGGCGGCGCCCCGGTCCAGTCCTCGATGAAGTCCTCGACCCGGGCCGCCACCCGCCGGACGCTGCGCGTTACCCGCCACAGCAGCGCCCCGGCTCCGGCGACGGCCGCGGCGGCGATCGACCAGACCACGAGCGCGTCGACGGCCCATATGCCGGTAGTGCCCTCGCTCATCAGACGTTCTTGGCCAGAGACGCGCTGTTGGTGACCGACCGCCAGCGGGCGACGAGGCCCTTGGCGAGCGATAGGACAGCGGACGCTCCGCCGAGGGAGGCGGCCTGCCACATGTGCAGGTCGAACGGGGCGGTGAGGACCAGGCCGCTGATGAACGCCTGGAGGAAGGTGCTGACGACGCGCTCGGCGAGGTCTCTGGCGTAGGTGGCAGCGGTCTTCACGACGGTGTCAGAGCTGGGGAGGTTGAGGGACATGGGTGATCCGTTTCTGCGAGGAGGGGAGGGTCAGACGGGCTGTGCGAGTGAGCGGCAACCGATCACGGTGCCGCTGCTGTTGCGGACTTCGCGGTACGGGACGAGCAGGTCGCTGCGGCGATCGGCGAGCGCCAGGGCGACGACGAGCGAGACGATGTACTGGCAACCGTCCCGCTTGGGCGGCAGGTTCTGGGCGTGCCCGAACTCGACCATCTCGAAGGTGATGCCGCCGCCCAGCTCAATCGTGGCCAGCCGTGCGGGCGTCGCCTCGGGCGGGATGACCTCGCGAAGGTGCGGGTCGAGGTCGTCCAGGCCGTCCTCGCGGGCGTTGTCGTACAGCCGGATCGGGTGCGGCGTGAGGTTGAGGATCATGCGACCACCGTGAACAGGCCGGTGCGGGCGCCGAGCTTGCCGAGGGAGACGCGGCCGGGGATGCCGTCGGCGGCCTTGCCGGTGTAGCCGAGGTGCCGCTGCCAGGCCGCGTACGCCTCGACGGTGCGGCTGCCGAAGGAGCCGTCCCCGGCGAAGTCCTTGCTGAGGTACCGCAGCTCCAGGAGCGCGGCCTCGACAAGGTTGACCCCGGCCCGGTAGGTGACATGGCCCTGGCTCGCCTTCGGGTCCTTCTTGGCCGCGTTGACCAGCCGGGACAAGTCGACGGTGGGCGTCGCGGCGACCGGGGCGCTGACGGGCTTGCCTACGGTCTTGGCGAGCTGCTTCTTGACGTCCGCCCGGAAGACGTCCATGTCGAACGAGGGGTCGATCTTCCCGGGCTGGACTTCCTTGTGCCCGGCGACGCTCTTCTCCGACCAGCCGTGTGCCCGGCAGATCGCGGCCGCCCACAGCACCGCCTGCGCGTACTGGGCGTCCGGGTACGGGTCCTTGCCGGTGCCGTAGTTCTCGATCTCGATGCCGTAGAGGACGTCGTTGCCGTCGGCGTCGGCCTTGTCGTCCTTCGGCAGCACGGAGGCCTCGGCGCGCAGGGCGGCGATGACGTCGGGGTCGACCAGGCCCGCGTGGTTGGTGCGGCCGTGGCCGATCATCCACAGGCCCTCGGTCTGTCCCAGCCAGGAGTGGCACAGCGGCCCGGGGAGGTCGGAGCGGCCGTTGAAGCACAGCTCCTTGTCGCCGTGGCCAGCGGTGTGGTGCATCAGGACGCCGTAGACGGGGCCGAAGCCCTTGCCGGTGGCCTTCTCCCGGTTGTGGGTGCGCCAACCAGCGTGCTCGTGGACGGTCAGGCCTTCGCCTTCGAGAGCGGCGACGAGGGCGTCTGCGGTCAAGGGGGTGGCCATGGGCCCTCCTCAGGGCATGAAGAAAGCCCCGGCCTGGTGGCTCGGGGCATGGAGGCCGGTCGGGTCAGGTGATGGCGGTGGCGCCGGAGAAGTCAGAGGCGTCGCCGATGTCCTCGACCTCGATGTAGGCCGGGTTGGTCGCGCTCGCGGCGATCAGCACGTTCCCGGTGCCGGCAGACCGGACGTAGGTGCCGACCACGACGGCGGTGATGTCGGCTCCCGACGTGTTGACGCCGATGTTGCTGAGGTAGAACGCCGTGTTGCCGCCGGCCGCCGGGCAGTACAGGCGGAACGAGTCGACGTAGGTGGTGCCCGAGGTGTTGGTCTTGCGGATGCGGACCTGCACCTGGTCCGCGGCGACGCTGGACTGGTACAAGCCTTTGATGGTGAACCGGTACGCCCGGCCGGTCTCGAACACGACGGATCCGGTGGTGAGTGCCACGGTCTCCGTTGTGGTCACCGCGGTGGCGTTGGCCGTCAGGGATTGGTACTCCACGGTGTGGGGAGTGAAGTCGATCAGCCGCTGTGCGGTGATTTTCATCCCGGCGAGCCAGGGCATCGTGCCTCCTACAGGGCAACGTAGGCAGGGTGGGCGAGACTGTCGGCCGCGCCGCTTGCCTGTGCTTTGACGACGTTGTTGCGGGAGCGGACGACGGTCATGGTCTGCGGGCTGGTCGTCGACACGCTGGCGTCAGCGATGAGGCGCAGGGCCCACCAGTACGAGATGTCCGTAGCCGCAGGGGTGCTGCCCCACCGGCCGCGGGTAGTGGCGCGGGATGCCAGCGCGGGCGCGGTAAACGTCTGCGTCAGGAACGTCCAGGTGGCAGCGGGCACCACCGTTGCGGAGCCGGTCGACGACGAGATGAACACGTTGGACGCGTCGTACCAGTCGACGGCCGTCCGCAGATCCGACCAGCCCAGCGGCGAGTACACCCAGCCGCACACGGTGTACGAGGCGCCCGCGGTGACGGAGGCGACCGGGCTGCGCACCGTCGAGTTGACGCCGCCGGATGCTGAGCTGCCGTTGGGAACGCACTTGATCGACGCGTCGGCACCGTGTGCGCTGTTGATGATGGCGGTGTCGTAGGTGATCGTCGAGTTGGAGCCGGACCAGCCGCCGATGGTTCCGGCCAGCAGCAGGGGGTCATCGGCGAGGTTGACGACTGTGCCGAGCGCGACGGCGGTCATGACCTCGCCGCCGACGCGCAGATCGAACGGGGTGTCGCTGTGGTCGGTGACCCACACTCCGCTGGTGCTGGTCACGCTGATCGAGGTCGCCGTTGAGGTGCAGGACGCGGCCAGCGCGGAGCCGTCGGTGTCCACC